GAGTACAACGATATCTATAATTTTACCTCAATCGTGGCTGATACAGGTGGCCTAGGTAAATCTATTGTAGAAGAAATGCGGCAAAGATGGGGCCTTGCTATCCGACCAGCAGAGAAAAGAAACAAGGCCGCATATATCGAGCTGATGAATTCTGACCTAGCCGCAGGCAATATTCTTGTGGATGGTATGTCTGACCTGGTTGACGAGTGGCGACTGCTGCAATGGGATGAAGACCGGCGCAAAGAAGATGGTAGGTTTGACAACCACCTGTCTGATGCTTGCCTTTACGCTTGGCGGGAGTCTCGGCACTTTACTCATGAAGAAGAAATCTTGCCGCCTCAAAGAGGAACCAAAGAATACTTTGAGCAGTGGGAGCGAGAATACTGGAGCAAGGCCGCGATGCGCATTGAAGATACCGAGCAGACAGAAACAGGAGTTCCTGAATGGATAGTGAATTAAAAGAAGCTGTAGAGTTTGGCCAAAGTATTGGGGTAAAAAGTATCAGCTACGAAACGCCAAATGGTAAAATCTCTGTCGTGTTTCCTGATAAGGTTCCAGAGGTAGGGTTTGCTATTCCTGAAGATTACCAGCAAGCTGACCCTGACCCTGAAAAACAGGATGACTTTTTACTCTACTACTCCTCTGGGGGATAATGATGGAAAACTGGTGGAACTCTAATAAAGACGCGCATGAAGGCGTAATGGACCGTTATGAGGCTATCCTGGAAAAACAGGATTACCGTAAAGACCAGAACCTTCAAAACCTCAGGCTGTACGGTAACTACTACAACTCGGGCCTAAGCAGTAGTACGTATGCTCGAACTGAAAACACGTCCATTCGCCACCGTGTGACGCTAAATGTCATCCAATCTATGTGTGATACCGTTACTGCAAAAATTGCAAAGAACCGTCCGAAAGCAACGTTTTTGACCAGTGATGGCGATTATCGGATGCAGCGCCGTGCAAAACTTCTTGATAAATTTTGCGAGGGCCAGTTTTACGCCACTAAGATTTACGACATTGCGCCCAGGGTTTTTCTTGATGCCTGCGTGTTTGGCACCGGAGCAATGAAAATTTACGAGGGCCAAGAGAAAATTGAGGTCGAACGTGTCTTTCCGAATGAAATCGTTGTCGATGATAAAGAGTCTGTTTACGGCTCGCCGCGTCAACTTTTTCAGGTCAAGTATGTC